CAGAGTCAACGCGGATGCCGGCAGGGTTGCGACGAGACGAGTAGCCGTCATCCCAGCCGAAGTGCCGTGCCTCGCTCGTCGGCAACCATAGGATTCGCGTGTCGCTCACAGGATCAGTATCTCGGGGTCTGGTGTTTCTTCCGGCGGCTTCTGTGCCGAGTGTATGCCGAGTGCCATGATCAGGCTCACGATGCCGTCAATCCGCTCTGCTGATCCTTGCTTCGGCTTGACAGGGCGGAAGTTGCCGTTAGCGTCAACCTTCACGCTCGCGTTGCCGGCCATCCATGTCAGCACTTTGTTTCCACCATGACGAATCTTGCCTGACACTACCAGATTTTCGAGCAGTTTCGACGGCGCGGACATGCTGCCTATGCCCTGCGAATAGCCGACCACATCGTGTCCATCTTCGTTTAACTGAATCGCTAACTGAGTCGCGTTCCATCTGTCAATCGCAAGTTGCCGGACGTTGTATTTCTGAGCGAAGTCGTTGATGTCGCGGCGGATCACATCGTAGTTTGTCACATTGCCGTCGGTCATCTTCAGGCCGGTCGCCGGGTCATTCGCCCACGCAATGTATGGCACGCGATCGCGTTTCTCGCGGTCGTGTGCGTTGTCTCCGGGAATCCAGAACCGGCAAAGAATGTCGTATGTCCCATCCTCGGCTGGGAACAATGCGACAAAAGCCGAGGTATCGTATGTCGTCGCAAGGTCAAGGCCACACCAGCACTCGCGGCCATCAAGCGGTCCTGGCGGCTGATGATTGCAGGCCTCCCACGCCTCAGATCGCAGCCACCTCGTGTCGGCCTGTGTCCACATATTCAGGCGATAGCGTTTGAAGGAGAACTCCTTCGTGCTGCTCTGCTGCGCTTCTCTGCAATCAGCAGCGAAGTCCGTCGGGTTGATCGTCACCGACCATGACGGGTTCGCCTTCGGCCATGTCTCTTCGGCAGTCCAGTCGTCTTTGTCTTCTGCCTCATAGATCAGCGGGTAGAACGTCGGGTCATATGTCCAATCCTCCAACACTCTCTTTGCGTATTGATACTGCTCGTAGCAAATCGAGTTGCGGTCAAAGCCTGCCGTCGTGATTGAGCAGAGAAGCGGCTGCGATCGTGCTGCACCACCGTAGCGGAGCGAATCGAAGAGGTCGCGTGTACGCTGCGCGTGCAACTCATCGAAAAGCAGCCCGTGGATATTGAGCCCTTCCGCACGAAAAGCGTCGGCTGGTAGGACGCGATAGAAAGAAGACTTCGCCAAGAATGCAATCGTGCGGCGGGAGTCTACGACTTGCAGCGGCTTCGACAAGAACGGCGAGGCTCGCACCATGTTCGCCGCTTCTTTGAAAACCAGGGACGCTTGTTCTCGGTCACTTGCAGCACCATAGATTTCTGCCCCCTGCTCACCGTCTGCGAGGAGAAGGTAGAGCCCGATGCCAGCGAGGATCGTGGACTTGCCTGACTTCTTGGCCGTGCTGATATAGGCCATGCGATAGCGGCGGGTATTGTCTTCTACCCTCGCCCATCCGAAGAGTTCTTGCAACATATCCCGCTGCCAATCAAGCAGCGTGAACGGCTTGCCAGCGAAGCGACCCTTGGAGTGTCTCAGGTGCTGCTCGAAGAACTCTACGATGTGGTCGCCGCGAGTGTCGTCGTAGTAATACTCAAGCCCCTGCTCTATCGCTTCGTTTCGAGATAAACGCTTCAAGCGGGTCATCGGCTTTGTTGCTATGGATTGTGACCTGCGACCGGCTCGATGGAGTCAAGCCGAACTCGCGTTCTAGTTGTAGCAGGTCTTTGCGAGCAGCCTTCTCATCGACCGCCCACGGTGCCGGCTGCGCCCAGCGGATACGAAGCCTGCCGTCTGTACGGTTTGGATCAGCCTCATAGTGAATGATCTGCCTGCCGAGTTGCTTGCATTGCTCACGCATTGCCATCCAATGTGACCATAGGAGGCAGTATCGGGCAAGCGTCTCAACATCAGCCTCGGTCATCACGCCCATATCGTGCAAGACTCGCACCGCTTCGTCCCACTTACGCGCGGCCAAGTCATCCTCAAACACATGAGGTGGCGCAATGAAGTCATCGAGCATCTCAGGCTGCGGCTCGTTGTCGTTCAACACTCGCTTGCCAGGGTTGCCTTTGAGCAACTTCAGGTGCGTCGGCTCACCAGATGGTCCGCGTTTACCCATGCGTAGTATCTCTTGCAATGATTCTTCATGACCAGAAAAACATGATTGCATCCTGCCACGCAGGCCAAACGTTATGCGTGAAAACAGTCTTTGGAATAGAGTTGTGCAGGAAGTGCGACACCAGCGGTGCGATCCTTCGACGCGCTTTCTCGCAATCTTTATCGAAACGAAAGTGGTACTCGATGGCCAACGCTCTGATTCCTTGAAGGGGGATGCCTGCGTCTAGCAGATCAAACTCACCGCCCTCTATGTCGATCTTGAGACCTTGCGGAGTGTGCCTCATGATTTCGTCCGCGAGGCAAATGTTAGGCACAAAACGCTGCGAACCCTTCGCAGTTGGCGAAGACCTCGCTGGTGTCCGCTGATTGTAGTTCACGGACGTTCTGCCGCCGCTTTTTGCGGCAACGAACGCTGTCTGAACGGTTGAGAGACAGCGATTGAGTGCAAGGTTCTGCGAAGCAAGTTTCGTGTTTTCTTCGCAAGCCTCATAGCCGATGACATGCGCATTCCTATTGCGTTCAGCCCAGACTGCAAACACTCCGATATTTGCACCGCAGTCGAGCCAAGTCTCCCCGCGTCTCACAGTGAATCCCAATCGAGGCCGCTCGTAGCACCTCCTTACAGCCACTTCCTTGCATACTGAAGAATCGTATTCGCCGCGAACCGCAAACTTCAGGTCACCGTGATTTTCTACTGAAAGGGCATTGGCGATACTCATGCTTCGTGTCTCCTCATTGCCTTGCGACGCTCAGTTGCGCTTCTCCGTTCACGAAGGGCATCGACTTCGCCCCGCACTGTATCGCAGTTCCACATTTGCTTGAGAGAGTAGTAAACGACAGTATAACGAAAAGAATCCGTGCCACTACGATGGATGGGGGTGACCCCGTGAAGGAGTTTCTGTCCGTCGAACAGGATCAATGATCGGTCACCAATCTCAAACGCAATGTCTAGTTCAGGACATGCCAAATGACCGCCAGTTGTTTTGCGTCGAAACCCAAGCATTGCAGAGCAGACTTGCGAAAAATTCCCCGCGTCAAAATGATATTGCAGCGGGTTGTTGTAGTTCACAATGCCGCTAGTAAATACACTGCCGGGTATCATCCATTGCTCACGAACTTTCGTTGCCACCTCGCGATGATGCCCATGTATCGCAGGGAAGTGCTGCCTGTAAAACTGGTCGATGGCTTGAGCGGCTGCGCAGATTGCATCATGCTCTGCCGGTTGGTCAACTGCTAAGGAAACTGCTCTGCACGGATGCCCCCTCAAGGTGTTTCGTGGGGCATATCCGAAGATGCGGCTCGTCGTCACAAGGCCGCTTGTGCGAGTACTTGTGGAGTATTTCACTCGCTGCACGGCATTCCTTGCACGCTCGATGGCAGCATGTTTTACGCGAGCGATATAGATGATCTTCGGCTCGCCATTGACCATCACTGTGCAGTCTTCTGCGATAAGTTTTGAGCAGTCGCTTTCCTTCGCAGAACGCTTTTGCATCCCGCGAACGTCTATCTCATTCAGGGTCGCGTCGAGAAACTGCATGCCCATTCGCCTCTAGCATATGGAGGACAACTTCGGTGTTATTTGAGAGCGCAAACTTATCTGCATACTCACCGAACGCATGCACAACGCTCTCATAATCCTCTTGTTCAAAGACCAAAACAATCTGCCGAATAGAACTCGCGGCGTAATCTCGGTCAGTATCGGCTTCAGTTGCTTCAGTTGCTTCCACAGTCTGCGAGGAGGAGTTGAGTTCTTCGTACAGTCCACCTTCCTCCGCTGTCGCGGCGATCATCTGCTGCAATGCCTCGCTGCCGGTGTCCACGCTGCGGAGCAACTCATCAAGTTTGACGGCATCGGAGTCGGCCATCGCCGCCAGCGGATCGAGCGTCGCAAGAATCTTGTCAGCCTCGGCTTCGTCAACATCGAGGACGAGAACTGGCACAACCTCGCTGCCAATCGTCTCGGCTCGGAGATGCCCGTCGATGAGCATCAGAGTGCCGTCATCGAGTTCGCGGGCAAGGCAGGCGTCGGCCATGCCGACTTCGGCGAGGATGCCGCGTAGGGCATCCTGTTGAGCCTTGGGATGCGTCCGCCAGTTCTTCGGGTTCGGCTTCAGGTCAGATGCCGGAACGTGCCTCAGTTCCTTGATCCGGTTGCGAATCTGCATCGCGTTGCTCTTTCAGGGTCTTGCGGGCATGGCAGGCAGCACATAACGTCTGCCCGTTCTCAAGATCATATCTTGCCCCACCCTGGCTGATTGGCAAGATGTGGTCCGCGTGTGCGTCACGTTTACCGTCGCATATCTTTCCGCAATCCTGGCACTGGTAGGCGTCGCGGATCAGCACCGCCATCCGCCACTGCTTGTGAGCGTTGGAGCAGTACCCTCGCTGGTGAGCGTTCGGCCTCTCCTC